TATTTAATTAGATATATATAATTATTGTAGTAAAAACAAAATAAGGAAGAAAAAAAAATGAATGTATTTAATTTGACAAAATATTTAGAAAAAAATATTATTCAATTTAATTATAATTATGGATATGGTTTTGAAATAAAAGACTTTCATTATAATAAATTTTTAAATTTTATGGCATCTTATCCTTTGTCATATAACATAGATGATGGAATAAAAGAAAATGAAATTAAAAATATCTTATTATATAAATGCTCTAATAAAAAATATTATGACTATGGAATTAAAATTATTACTAATCAAAAATCATTTTATTATGACTTAACACCAATAATTTTATTAAGTGAAAATAAATCTTTATAAAATAATTGGGAACTAAATAAAATTATAATAGTAGATAGTGTAGAACATTAATAATTTAAGGAAGAAAAAAAATGACAAGAAAAAACTATATTAAATTAGCGGAAATAATAAAAAATAATTCTGATGATTGCGAATGTAACATAAATAAGTATAATTTTTTAATAGATTTAGTAGCATATTTAAAAGAAGATAATCCAAATTTTAATAAGGATACTTTTTATAAAGCGGTAGAAAAATAAATAATCCTGGAACTATTATAATTTATATGCGTGTAAGTAATAGAAATAAAAATATTAATTAAGTAAGGAAAAAAAAATGAATAATTTAAAAAGTAAAATATGTAGTTTAGATGTGCCTGATAATATTAAATCTATGTTATTAAATAGAGTAGCTAAAATAAAGGGTGCTAAGGTACTTATAAGCGGTAATAGTGTTGAGATAGTACCCAAGTATTATAAAGAGTATGATAAGGGCATAAACGGGCGTTATTATGCAACCAATGTTTATAATAATAAATGGTTAAACTTAGATAATAAATATAGCGAAAATATTATTATTTATTAATTACTTGTGGATAAGTTGGGGGTCGAAATATACCTATAATATACTGGAACTTTTACCCCCCTTATACATATATATAATATAAGATAAATTAATTAATAGGAAATAATACAATGAAAATTAAAGATATAAAATTAAATGATTGGTTCACATTAAAAGATATACTTGAACCTAAATCTAATCAAGTGTGGGTTCGTAATCATTACGACCGAACAACAAAAACATATTCAATTACTAATTGGGAAACTGGAAATGAGAGATTCATTAAGGCTGACAAGAAAGTATTTATAGATTTCATATTTTAATTATTATTGGTTGGGTTGGGGTTTTCAAAATCTCAACCCAATTTCAAATTTTCAACTTCGCCTTCGGGCGGGGGGTATGTGTAATAAAACAAGCTCACACAAAATCACCAAATATTTTTAGGATATTTTTTTGGACAGTCGGGTACCCTAATACTTCGGGTTCCCTAATATGTAGTGTGGTGCTAGGGTTCCCGAATAAAGGGTTACCCTAATAGGAATACCCTAATAGGAAAACCCTAATACGGATACCCTAATAGGGTAATACCCTAATATAGCAACCTGAAAGAGGTTCTTTAAGATAAGGTATTATTTCCCTTATTCCAAGAACTATTTACTACTTTTGTAATATTTATGACTTTTTGAGAGTTTATGAATATATTTATTGTAAAGAGTCTAACAAAGATGATAAATTCTAACAAACATAAGGAGACATTAGTATTATGAAAGAAAAAGTAAAAGAACAAATACAACAATACCAACAACAGTTTGATGAGTTGCTTAGTAAAAGGGATGAGTTGGTTGCTGAAGTTAATACAGTACAACAAGCAATGGAACAAGTCAAAGGTGCTTTTGCAGCATTAAAAGGTCTTGAAGAAGAAGATAAACCAGCTAAAAAGAAAGATAAAAAATAAATGGAACTAGTAAAAGGCATTGAAAAAGCAAAGTTCTTAGTAAAGCGTTTGCGTGATGCTGAGATATTTGCAGAAGAGCCATACGTATTAGAAAGAATCATTGAATTATTCCAGGTAGTAGAAAGTATTGAAGCACCTGAATTAGTTGCTTCTGATGATATGTGGGGTAGCGAACTAAGTGAAGATGGCGAAAAAATCGAAGCTTAAAAGAGCAATAGTATTTCCAGACGTTCATTTCCCGCTGCACGATGAGAAAGCATTGTCTTGTGCTTTACAAGCAATAGGAATAGTCAAGCCAGATATCTATGTAAATATTGGAGACGTAGGAGAGTGGCATAACTTTTCTGCTTGGAAGTATAAAGGAAAAAAACTTCCTTCCTTAGAATATCAGATACCGCATTGTGAGCAAGACATCGCAGATGTCAATGCAGGTTTAGATATTATAGACGCAGAATTAGATAAGCATAACGTAAAAGAAAGACATATGCTTCAAGGGAATCACGAGATATGGATGGACAACTTTGTAGAGAAGTATCCTTATATGAGTGAATATACATTTCCAATAGCGTGTAAGTTGAAAGAAAGAGGATACAAATATTATGAATATAATGTTCCTTTGAAACTTGGAAAAATTAATTTTATTCACGGTAGTTACGCTACTACTTACCACGCCAAGAAACATCTCGAGACATATGGAGCTAACATTATGTACGGACATACCCACGATATACAACGACACACCTTAACAAAATTAGATGCAGGAACTATTGGAGCTTGGGGTATTGGATGTCTTAAGGATATGTCTCGAGAAAAAAACAAATGGTTACGTGGTCGATTGCATAATTGGAATCACGCATTCAGTATCATTACCTTTTTTCCAGGTGGAAACTTCCAAGTAGAAGTCATTGAGATAGTCAAGGGCAAATGCGTGGTATGGGGTAATGTTGTTGAAGGCTAATGCATAGAAGAGTTATCAAAGGCGTTCCTCGTTATGTATTTGATAATGAGGCGGAGTTTAGAGAATCCTTCCCTGATGCTGATTTGATACAGGATTGGAGAGAAGGTCAGCCAAACGATTGGGTAATTACAGACGATGGCAAGGTCACACAGATTCTTCGTAAGAAGAAAATGAAAAATACTACCTTGAAAGCAATAGATGATTACTATATTACATTGCTTGGTCCTTGCTTTCGTTCTGGTAAGATGGAAGGCAACCCTAAAAAAGATTACAACTCGTTTAAGAAAAGGACTAACATAGAAGAAAAGCCTTTATCTTGGAGAGAGATTCGTTTTGTGAAGATGATAGCACACGGTGAAACACCTGTTCAAGCATACTTAGAATGTTTTGAAACAAATAATAAAGATACAGCATCGGTGAAATCATCAGTGTTGTTAAAACAAACTAGGATAAAAGAAGAAGTGGAAAAAGAAATAGAAGAATTACTGACTGATATTGGTATTGACAAACGCTGGACATTAGAACAGGCAAAGGATATTGTAGAAAATCCTGACACCTCTGATGCAGTAAAGCTAAGAGCTTTGGAAAACTTTATGAAGATACAAAGTATGTATCCTAAAGAAAAGAAATCAGAACAACTTTTACTTGGTCAAGCCTTTACTGGATTTAGTAAAGATGAAATATTACAACTAAGCGGAGTAAAGAAGATTGAAAGTGGAGAACAAGAAGATTAATATAATTCCATCTGCCTCAGAATTATCTGAGAGAGATGAGATATTAGCCAAAGCTTATAAAGACCTAATCTTTTTTGGGCGTGTATTCTTGCCTCAAGATTTCTTACACAAATCTGAAAGCCCTCAGTTCCACCACGACTTAGCCAAGAAACTAATTCAACATAAACCAGGAGCACGTATTTGTAATGTGATACCTCGTGGTATGGGTAAAAGTATTTTATCTAAAGCTGCTATTATGCATAAGTTTCTTTTTGCCCAGGAAGATAAACAAAACTTTGTAGCTTGGGTATCAGAAGAACAGGGTCAGTCTGTAGACCACGTGAAGTATATACGACACCACTTTGAAGAAAATGAAATCATAAGATATTACTTTGGTAATATGGATGGAGGCTCTGTAGGTAAGCGATGGACTGAAAAAGATATTGTTACACCCAAAGGAGATAGAATCATAGCCAAAGGTTCTGCCCAAAGACTGCGTGGTAGAGCAGAAGTAGGCGTAAGATATACGGGTATAATCCTTGATGACTTTGAATCAGAGTTAAATACCAAGACACCAGATAGAAGAGCAGAGTTAAAAAAGTGGATTGTATCTACTGTATTTCCATCACTGGAAGAAACGCCAGGCAATGAAGGTTGGATATGGCTGACAGGTACGATTGTACATTATGACGCATTCTTGCAAAACATTGTTGATGGATGGAATGAAGCAAAGAATAATAATAGAGACTATCCTTGGGACTTAACCTTTCATAGAGCTGTTGAAGATGGAAAGCCATTATGGAAAGACCAGTTCCCTTTATCTAAGTTAGAAAACAAACGAAAAGAATTTATTGAAGCAGGTCTGGTAAACAAGTTTGCTCAAGAGTATATGAATGATGCTAGAGACTCAGCGTCTGCTGCATTCAAAGTAGATAGGTTGCAGTATTACAATCATAAGTTTGAAGTAAGAAATAGATTTTGCTATCTAGTAGACAACGATGAGGCTATACCGATAAATGTATATATTGGAGTAGACCTTGCTGCTACCGCAACGAAGACATCAGACTATCAAGTCATTATGGTTATGGGTATTGATGCAAACAAGAATAGATACATCATTGATTACTTTAGAGAAAAGATACCAGCGTTTGATATGGCAGAAGAGATTGTAAAGATGGCAAAGAAGTATTCACCTGTTAGAAGAGTTAGCATTGAAACGGTTGCTGCTCAAGAAATGGTGCGAGATATGACTAGTAGAATATCCATTGCTGACAAAAGATTAATGCCTGGTATATTCAAAGGGGTTAAGCCTCCATATGGTATTAAGAAAGAAGATAGATTGGAAACAACGCTTGGTCCTATCGTTAATTCAAAGAAGCTATATATCAAAAAACATATGACTGAGATAGTGGATGAACTGTTTGAACATCCTAAGCCAAAGAATGACGACCTTATGGATGCATTGTACTATGCAGATTACTTTGCAAAAGCTCCAAGTAGCACAGTTATAGATGCTAAAAACTTTAAAGATAGAGTAGAAAAACAAGTAAACATAAAGAAAAATAAGGTGTATAACTGGATAACAGGTAGTATTGATTGATACTTCTTGCTACGACTTGTACAAATTTCGTAAATTTCAGACGATAAACTACATCTTTTTCTAGGAAAAAATATGGAATATGACAAAAGAGCATTAACAAACCGAGAGTTGTTTGACAGATATAAGAATGACAGGAAAGCTTGGGAAACAGATGCGAGACAAGACTTAGACTTTTACTTAGGTAATCATTTTACAGAAATAGAATCACACGAATTATCAGCTAGAAATCAGGCAGATGTTCCTATGGATAGAATATCACCTGCGGTTGAGAGATTAAAAAGTATGCTAACATCAAGACCTCCAGCATTTACAGTGCAACCAAGGGAGGATTCTGATACATCATTAGCCTATCTTTGGAGAGAGGTAATGGGATTTGCCTGGCAGAACTCAGAAGGAGACGCACAGGTAAAACAAGCTATACACGATTATTGTGTATTAGGGCTTGGATTTTTGTATGCGTATATCGACTACGACTCTGACTTTGGTAAAGGGGATGTAAAATTTTCATATCTTGACCCTTTCAGAGTTTATGTCCCAGCTTCATCCAGAGATAGATTTTTTACAGATGCAGATAATATTATACTATCTACTATACTGACAGAAACGCAAGTATTAAACTTGTATCCAGAATTAGGTTCTAGTGTAGACCCAGAAACTGGAGAAGAGATAAATCCGCTAATAGATACTATATCTACATATTCTAATGAACAGGACTATCCTGATAACATAAATAAAAATTCTTTAAATACTTATACCCCTGACACTGTAAGAGGATACACAGAACAAAACTATAAACGCTTTCAGATATTAGAAAGATTTACAAAAGTTAAAGTTCCTTTCTATCGTTTGATGGATAATGAAAATGGTAAAGAGTTTATTGTAGATGAGGCAGACTTTAGAATATTTTTAGAGCAAAACAAAGAGCTTGTAGAAAAAGGTAAGGTAGATATAGTTCAAGTATATCAAAATAGAATTAAAGTAATTGCAAGCATAGGTGAGGTAGTGTTGTATGAAACAATATTGAACACAGATGTTTACCCTATTGTGCCTATTGCAAACGTTTGGACTCAAACCCCTTATCCTCGTTCTGATGTCTCCAGAGCAAGACCAATGCAACGTTTGTTGAATAAGTTATGGTCATTAGCACTATCTCACGCCCAAGCATCAGCTGGTTTAAAACTTATGGTTCCTATCGGAAGTGTAGAAAATATTTCACAATTAGAAAAAGATTGGGCAAATCCAAATGCAGTAATAGAAGTAGACTCATCGCAAGGTGAGCCACACTACCCAGCACCGCAACCTTTGACTGGAGAGTTTTATAGATTGATACAACAGTGTGAGTTTTATATCAACTTTATTTTTGGTATTCCAGAGATTATGCAAGGAGTTGGAGACCAACCACAAACTGCAAGAGGAACAGAAAGAATTATAGCGTTAGGTAGTGAGAGACCTAAATCTAAGTTAAGAGATGTAGAATTTAGTATTAAAAGACTTGGAAAGGTAATGTACAACTATGCAAAAACACATTATGACGTACCGAAGCTTATGCGTTTAGTACAACCTAACAATGATATAACAGAACAATTAGCACAAATATATTCTGACAAAACAAGAGTTGTGTTTGATTTAAAAAAAGACAAGCATAACCTTGAACAACACGATGTTGGTATTGAATCAGGCTCTACATTACCAGCAAGTAAGTATGCAGAGTTAGCTGTGTATATGGAAGCATTCCAAATGGGACTAGTAGACCAAGTAGAAGTGTTAAAGAAAAACCCAGACATATTTGATAAAGAAGGTATTTTAAGTCGTATGAATCAAAGAGCAGCTATGGAACAGCAAATGGCTGGTATGTCAGAAACAATTAAAGATTTACAGGGAGACCTGCAAACGGCTACAAGAGAATCTATATCCGATAGAAAACGAACTGAAGTTGAGAAATTTAAGACTCGTTTACGTGATATAGAATCTAACGCCACTGCCGATAGGCGTATTAGTAAAAACAAACTAAACGATAAGGTGTTGCTAGAACTTGAGAAATTACGTGGAGAACTGAAAGTCGTAGAGGCTGAAGTCAAGCGTGGTTCTGCTCAACAAGAGGACTAGACATCGAAGGAGATTACAATGAATAATGAAACATCAACAACCGATGCTCAAGCTGTAGAATCTATGGATACGGTTCAAGCTGAGTCTCAACAAGAAGGTACTTTAGAAGGACAAGAATCAATGGATTGGCAAAAAGAAGCTAAGAAATTTCAGTCTATGTATGACAAGGCTGTTACTGACAAGAAACACTTAGACCAATATAAGCCATTAGTGAACCTATTAGAGCAGAGACCTGACCTCGTAGAGACTTTAAGAGATAGTATCGTCGGTGATAATGGTGAGGATAAAAAAACTGAAACAGCACAGTTAAAAGACGACGACTTCAATCCGTGGGATGCGTACAATAAACCTGGCTCTCCATCATACGACTTTCGTGTGAAAGAAGAAGAGGCTAGAATAAATAATGCTGTAAACAATGCTATGAGAGGACAAGAGCAAAAGCAATTCATTACAAAAACAGTTGATAAACTAGAGAGAGATTTTGGTATGAGTAAAAACGAAGTGCAAGAATTTATGCAGTTCGCCCAACAACCAAAAGATAACGTTCCTCTTGATAACTTAGTTAGGCTATTTAAAATGAATAAAGGTGAATATAAAGAACCTGTTATTCAAAAGCCTGACACAAGCAATCAAGCACGAACAGCTGGTGTATTACAAGGTGGAAGTGTTCCTACGAAGAATGAACAAGATTCTATGTGGGATACAATAATGAGTGCGGCAACCTCTGGTAGTATTGGTAGAGGAATTAAAAGACAAAAATAAATAGGAGAATACAATGGCAATAAGCGGACAAATAAAATCAACAAACTTGACTGCTGCTACTACATCTGCTGATTATGGAGTTGCTCCAGATAGAAGAAGATTATATAACTTTTCTGATAGGATTGCTGAACTAGCACCTGAAGAAAGTCCTTTCTTCGTCTACTTGAGTAAAACTGCAAAACTTCCTACGGATGATTCTTTGTTTCGTTATTTAGAAGATAGAACAAAGATTAATTATACAAGTAGAGAGTTCCTTTTAAAAGGTAATCAAGATAGTAGTGCAACACAGTCTTCTGGAGATACAGTATCTTTTACTGTAGATACACCAGATGGAGCTGCAGTAGACTTCCTTGTTAAAGGAATGGTCTTCGCAGTTAGAACACTTGGCGGTTCAGAAGGGGATGCAACTTACGCTAACATCGTAGTTAGAGTAGAGGATGCACCTGTTCAGAATGCAGCAGATACAACATTCACTGGTAAAGTGATTTCTGTATCATCAACAGCAACTAATGCTAATAAGCTTTTAGATAACAAAAGAGCTCAAATCATTGGTACTGCATACGCAGAAGGTTCTGGAGCACCAGACGTTTTCTCAGACAGTATGGAAGATAATTATGGGTACACCCAGATTTTCAAAACAGCTGCTGAGATTTCAAACACAGCATACGCAACACAACTTCGTGGAGTGTCTAACGAGTTTGAAAGAGTGTTAGCTCAAAAAATGAGAGAACACAAAATAGATATGGAAAGAGCATTTCTTTTCAATCAAAAAGCAAAAGTAGGCGGAGTACAATACTCAGAAGGTCTAGTAGGTCACATCATTAAAAACAGTACAGTAGTAGGCGGTACATCTAACTTATCTTATGAGTCAGGTAAAGCATACTTTAGAACTGCACAAGCTTCAGAGCTTACTTATGATAGACTATTATCAGACTTTGAAGTTCTGTTTGACCCAGCTAGAGGCGGAAGTAACGAAAGATTAGCATTAGCTTCTCTACCTGTTATCTCTTTCTTTAACAAAATGGGCAACGGTTCATTTTCTGATATATCAACTGCAAGTACACAATACCAAATAAATATGGATGAACTATCAGGACAGTACGGTCACCAGTTAATGGAGATTAATACAGTTCACGGTTCAGTATATTTAGTGAAAGAACCTCTATTTAGAGGGCATTCATCAGGTATGATGTGTATGGCTGATATGAGTAAAGTATACTACAGACCATTAGTAGGTAATGGAATCAATCGTGATACTCAGGTTATGACAAATGTACAAGCTGCAGATGAAGACCTAAGAAAAGATATGATTATTACTGAAGCTGGACTAGAAGTATGTCTACCAGAATCACATTACTTAATTAATTTAGAAGGAGTGTAAAATGGCTAGAGCATCATATTTAGAACAGAACAGTGGTGTAAGTGACTTTAAACTAAAATACGAAGAAATTGCAGCAGCTAGAACTTTAACTGCAGCTGATTCAGGAAAAGTATTCGGAGTTAATCAGGCATCTGCCTATGAGATTACTTTACCTTTAGCGGCTTCAGCTGGTGCTGGTTGGAATGCTAAATTCGTTTTATCAACAGTAGCTGCTAACGCAGTAACTATTGCTAACAATACTGACGAAGATACTATCGTTGGTATGGTTGCAGGTGGAGATGGCGGAGCTGGTAGTTCTGCAGAATCTGCAGTTGATGAAATCGTATTCATTAGTGGTGCACAATTAGGCGACCAAGTAGAAATCTTTTGTAATGGTATTAATTACTTTGCAAAAGCTGTGGCGCACGATGTAGCACACATTACTATATCATAAACTAATCCGTGAGGATTAACAGTCTTGGATACTGTGGGGTTGTTCGTAAAAAGGTACAACCCCGAAATCCTAAAAATTTAAAACTAATAGGAGAATAAAATGGCAGCATATAATACAATTACAAAAGTAATTATTAACGACATTAGTCCAGCAGCTAGCGATGTAGCAGGTTCTTTAGCTAAAGAAATAAACGACTACATTCAAACTTTAGATAGCACTAACAATGCTATTGTTGATATTCAGTCAGTAAAGTTAGACGCAACTAGAATTGCATATATTATTGTTTCAACTGGATAATAAATGAATTGTCAATATTGCGATAAGCCAAATAAAGAAGGGCACTTTAATTGTCCGTCTTGTGGAAAGAGAGCACACCCTTCAAAGTGGAGCACTCAGTTTGTTATAAGGGAAACGCCAATGGCAACTGCTATTAGAAAAGACCAAATAGATTTTGGTACAATGAGTATGGATAAACACGTTGAGAGAACTAATAAAAAGAATGCTAAAGATAGAGCAAAGAAAATGGACCAAATGATATTTGGAAATGATTAAAACTAAAACTATAAAGTCTAATAGAAGGAAGTATAATATGTACGGAATGAAGAAAAAGAAAAAAGTTGTAAAGCCTAAAATGAAAAAGAAGGTTATGAAAAAAAGTATGAGAAAAAAAGGGTATAAGAAGTAATGCCAAAAAATATACCAACAAATAAAAAACTGTATGCTAGAATGAAAGCAAAGACTAAACGAAAGTTTAAAGTTTACCCTTCTGCTTATGCTAATGCTTACTTAGTAAGAGAGTATAAAAAAGCAGGTGGCGGATATAGAAAGGGTAAGTAGTGGCTAAAGGCGGTGGTCTAACAAAATGGTTTAGTGAGGACTGGGTTGATATTGGTGCTCCGAAGAAAGGTGGCAAGTTCCAAAAATGTGGGAGGTCATCTGCAAAAGGTAGCAAAAGAAAGTATCCTAAGTGTGTACCTTCTGCCAAAGCAGCCAAGATGTCAGCATCACAAAGAAGAAGTGCAGTTAGTAGAAAGAGAGCAAAGCCACAAGGAGTAGGCGGTAAGCCAACAAACGTAAAAACATTTGCTAGAAAACAAAATGGAAAAAAAAGAAAATGAATGACATAGTAAAAAAAATATATGCTCAAATGTTAAGTGATGAGAATAGATTATTGAATGGTGCTATGACAGCTGAAGAGTATAAAGATATAAAAAATATACAAATACCAGAAGGAGCATCTTTAACTGGAGGAAGAACTGGTGACAACCTGCATACAAACTATGGAACTGGAGTTGTGAAAGAAGGTAGTGCAGAGCATAAAGCATTACTTAGAAAACAATTCGAAGCTTTACCATTTGCAAAAGATTTGTTTGATGATAGTCCAAAAGATTTTATGATACCAGGAATGGATACTCCAAAAGAATTACAAATAGATTATGGTCTTATTGGTGGGTTAGAAGGCAATGTATTAGAAGCAAATGTACCTGACCCTGAAGGTTCTAAGTCTGGAGTTACTGTAGGAACAGGAGTAGATTTAGGAGAAAAAAATAGAAAATATTTTGCAGGATTTGAAAACCAAGAATTGCTGGATAAGTTTGACCAATACTATGGATTGCAAGGAATGGAAGCCTACAATTATGAGCAACAAAATCCATTAACTATCACACAAGAAGAATCAGATGCTTTGAATGCTTTTATAAAAGGAAAAACAACACAAACACTTAGGTCTAATTTTGAAAAAACTTTTGGTATAGATTTAGCAGATTTACCGCCAGAGTTACAAACGGTAGTAGGTTCTATTGGTTATCAGTATGGTCCAAGCTTTATGATTGATGACCCAGATACAGAAGAATATGACCCAGAGACTCCTGCCTTTGTAGGTCTTTTAGATTTAGTATCAAAAAATCCAGGTAACGTTGGAAGGTATGAGGATATTGTCGATGAGCTAAAAGACTTTGGGGATAGATATGGAACCAGAAGAAAAAAAGAAGCTGCTTACTTGCAAACATACATAGACAGGATTAAGAAGTGAGAGGACTAGGACCACAGGTCAAAAGACATACTAACGGTAAGAAGAAAACAAGACAAGGGCAAAGTCATAGAACTAAATTTGGAAATAAGATGAGTAATAAATATTATAAAAAAAGAAATAGAGGACAAGGATAATGGCTGAATCATTTAAAGACCAAGTAGATGCAATAACAGGTTTTGGAACTACAGAGAATGATGCATTATCTGACTGGCTAACAGCTGGTGCCAGGTTAGTATTGAATGCTATGCCTATACATAAATTAGATAGAATTGCTAGTAATGAAAATTTTACAAATAGCGTAGATGTAGAAGGCAAAAGAATATTAAGCGTATTAAGAAGGGATGAAAATAATAGTGGTATAGCTATGCCTTGTAGAAAATTACCTCCATCTATGATGGGTAAGGTAAACGATTCAAATTATATGGAAGCAGCAGGAACAAGTGACCCAGCGTATATTATTTTTGACAAAGTTTTAAATATATTTCCTACAGTGGTTAGCAGTAATCATAGTAGGCTTATTGCCATAGATACTAGCATAACAATAGCTCACGGTGCTACAGATATAGATAACTTTCCAGACGAGGCAGAGTATGCGGTAGTGCTATATGCAGCAAGACAGGCATTGGCAAGAAAAGTGTCGGATGCAAATGCAGATGAAGATGTAGAGTTAGCATCATCATATAGCAATCAGTATGCATTAGTAGATTCTCAATACAAAGAAGCATTACAGATTTTAGGTATAGAAGAAATAGAAGAAAGAAAGCTACAAAAGGATGCTAGATAGTGAGCGTTATTACAAGCTGGAACAAAGAAACAATAGAGCCATCTAGTTCTTGGACAGAAGACTTAGATGTTGTTTCTACTTCTTGGAGTGAACAAACTATTATCCCAAGCTCTACCTGGACAGAAACTTTAACAACTCCATCATCAACCTGGAGTGAGCAGGTTATAGCACCATCTACTAGTTGGACAGAAACATTAGAGCAATTCAAATTCTGGAATGATGGTAATTCTTTTTGGCAGGATGTAAACACAAAATATGAGGACTTATAATGGCAGCAATAGAATTTAGTGGAAAAGAAATACACAGTAGAGTGCAACAGGCAGTACCTGATGTATCAGAAAACTATGTATTAAATCTTATCAATGAAGCGTTGATAGATTTAGGGCAGTATAATCTAAAAACAGAATATGCTAAGACAAATTTAATTGATGGACAAATGTGGTATGGATTAGATGACGGTAGAGATATTACTGTAAACAAAGTATTTAGATGTAGTATTTTAAATAGCGATTCAGAGTATATTCAGATTCCTAGATTAGTAAATCAAGAAGTGAAAGTAACAGATACGGAGTAGATATGGCAGCAGTAGACAGTACATTTAAAGACCCTTCAGTAAACTTTGCTTGGTGGATAGAGGGTGACAAGATAGCCATTGCTACCACAGAGGGAGATGGTGGTACAACTGAAACAGGACAGGGTAGATATAAAGCACCTATCATTGGTTCATCGGGAGATTTAATTACTAACGGCATTCTAATATCATACTACGCAGAGCCCGATAAGCTTTCATCTATTACAGGGACTATTGATATAGACAATACTTTGCAACCAGCACTTATAGCTTATGTAAAAGCTAAAGCTTTAATGGATGCTGCGGCAAGAACAAATAATGCAGAATTAGCTTCAATTAAAATGCAATCTGCTCAATTAGCTATGGCTGAGTATAAAGAGATGGTCATAAGATATGGAGCAAGAAGAAGAGATAAAACAGGTGGAACACGTGGTGTGGTTCCTGCAAACTTCACATAGGTAGATAATGGCAACACTTACTGGTAAAAAAATATCAGAGTCTTATAAAGACTTGCTACAAGTTTCTAACAGCAATGCTGGAGTAGATGGAACTCTAAGAGATGTAGAAGATGGAGAGGGTACAACTAGTGTATTACAGATAAGTTCTTCTTCTATAAACATTAAAGATGATGGAGCTTTGCAAATCAATGAAACCGCAATCACCTCTACAGCAGCTGAGATTAATGTATTAGATGGATATACTGGTAGTGTTGTAGAATTAAATTATTTAGATACTCTACACGCAACAGGCGTAACTGCTACAGAATTTGATTATTTAGATGGAGTAACATCTAGTATACAAACACAGATAGATTCAAAAATATCTGCATTTAGAACAGTAGAAGTAGATACAAATGGTGATGATAGTGCTAATGAAACATTAGGTGCTTCAGAAACTTTAAGATTTAAAAAAGGTAATAATGTTACTTTATCAGAATCTGGTGGCGTAATAACAATAGCATCAACAGACACCAATACTCAATTATCGAATGCTCAGGTACGAACAGCAGTAGAAGCTGCTACTGATTCAAATGTGTTTACTGATGCAGACCATAGCAAACTAAATGCTATAGAAGCAAGTGCAGATGTAACAGATACTGCCAATGTAACAGCTGCTGGTGCATTAATGGATAGTGAGCTTACAAGTATTGCAGATGTAAAAGCATTAGACCAATCAGTAGTAAGTGGAGCTTCGCCTACATTTGGCACAGCAAATATGTCTGATGCTTCAAACAAAAGATTTATGACTGATGCTCAAGAAACTAAACTTGACTCAGTTGAAAGCAATGCTACCGCAGACCAAACAGCCTCAGATATTAGAGCATTAGGATTTTTTGATACATCTAATGACGGTGCTACAAGTGGATTAGATTCTGATTTATTAGACGGGCAACACGGAAGTTACTATTTAGATTTTGGTAATTTTGTAATAGATGATGATGAAATACCTATAGCTAAACTTGCTTCTGATAGTGTTAGTTATGGTGGAGTAAGTGTTACTTTAGGTGCTTCAGACTCTACTCCTGCATTTAACTTATCTGATGCTACAGGCTTACCTATAGTTGCAGGAACTACAGGAACATTAAGCATAGCTAGAGGTGGTACAGGTCAAACGTCATTAGATAATTTTATTGAACTAGGAGCAATGACTGTTGGTAATTATGCAGGTTCTGTAGCAGGAACTACAAACGAAATAGAAGTTACAGGTAGTGCAGGAGAAGGAACTAATTTTACAATCGGCTTACCAGATGATGTTGTTATTGCTAACAGTCTTGTTGTAAACGGAACTACAACTACAATAGACACTACTAATCTTATAGTAGAAGACCCTTTAATTAAACTAGCAAAAGCTAACAATGCTGCAGATTCTGTAGACATTGGTTTCTATGGATTGTATGATACATCAGGTTCACAAGATTTATATGCAGGATTATTTAGAGATGCTAATGATAGTGGCAAGTTTAAACTATTTAAAGATTTACAAGTAGAGCCTACAACTACAGTGAATGTAGCTGGTACAGGATATACTGTTGGAACTCTTGTTTCAGATTTAGAAGGAAATGTAACTGGTAATGTTACAGGTAATGCAGGAACAGCAACTAAGTTAGCTACTGCTAGAGATATAACACTAACTGGAGATATAACAGGTGTAACACCAGGAGCAGGCTTTGATGGTAGTGCAGATGTAAGTATTGATGCAACTATTGCAGCTAATGCTGTGGAAGGCTCTATGTTAAATACTAATGTTATTAGTGGTCAAACTAATATGACTGGTGATGTAGCTGATGCAGACGAGTTAATGATTTCTGATGCTGGTACTTTAAAAAGAATTGATTTTAGCGTATTTAGAGACGCAATATTTAATGATGTAAGCGGAGATGCAACAGTAGCTTCAGGCGGAGCTCTTACTATTGCAGCAGATTCTGTAGCATTAGGAACAGATACAACAGGCAATTATGTTGCAACAGTAGCAGATTCAGGAACTGGCGGTATAACAGTAGCTAATTCTGGTAGTGAATCAGCAGCAGTTACAGTAGAATTAGATATTAATGGATTAACAGCAGCAACTCTTGCAAGTGGAGACTTCCTTGCTTTTTCAGATGAAAGTGCAACAGGAGACCCAACTAAAAAAGAATCTATAGATGATATAGCAACATTGTTTGCAGGTACAGGACTTACTGCTTCTAGTGCAGTTATTAATTTAGATATATCAGGTTTAGATTTAATAGCAGAAGCTGCACTTACTGAAGCAAGTGATACAATGCTTGTATATGACGCTGATGCAGGTGCTCACAAAAGAATTACTATAGAAGATTTAGAAGATGCTATTGGTGGAACTGGTACAGTTACTAATGTAGTAGCTGGAACAGGTCTTAGTGGTGGTGGAACTACAACAGCAACATTAGATTTAGACTTTAGCGAGCTTACAGATATGACTGGAGATATATCTGGTTCAACAGAATTTATTTTACAAGACGGAACTACAGAATCAAGAAAAGCAGCTAGTGAAATTAAACTTTCTAACTTTAACAATGATAGTGGTTTTGTTACTGCAAACACTATGGGTTCAGGTTTTGTATTAGAAGATGGAGATGGAACTGAAGTAACAATTACTGAAAATAAAGAAGTTAAGTTTATTGATGGTACTGGTATGCAAATTAACTGGAGTAATACATCAAACGGTACAGATGCAGACCCATACGATTTAACATTTGAATTAGATGTAGATGGATTAACTCTTTTAAATGAAGCTCCAGCAGATGCAGATACATTTATTGTTTATGATGATAGTGCTAGTTCCATCAAAAAAGTACCAGCTAGTGAGGTTGGTAGTGATACAACTTATTCAGCTGGTTCAGGATTAGACTTATCCTCAACTACTTTTTCAGTAGATGTATCAGACTTTATGACTAATGGTAGCAATAACAGAATACTTACTGCTACTGGCACAGATGCTATGAATGCAGAATCTCGTTTATTTTTTGATGGCTCACATTACTTAGATATAAATTCAATAGATGATGCTGAGGGTGGACTTAGATTCAGTAAGTCTGCAACTGACGCAACTCATACAAAATATCATATATCACATAGAGATGATAACCAAACTTTGCTTTTTTATTCTTATGATGGCACTACATATAGAAACTGGATAACATTAGATGAACCAAATGCTTTATTAAAATTAGGTAGTAATAGTTCAGCATTATGCGATATTGATACAAGTGGTAATTTTAAAGTTTTCTCACATTTAGAACTTCCTTATGGAGAAATAAATGATGCAGGAACTGATATGAATATTGTATCAACTAATGCACTTACTCTTGGAACTGAAAGTGGAACTGCTTTAACATTTGCTAATGCAAGTTTAAGAGGAGTATTTGCAGACGATGTATCAATACCAGTAGCTAAAAAACTTTACTTTGGTGGTGGCGACCACACTTATATCGGAGAAGATGTTGATGATAGATTAAGATTTTTTACTGGTGGTGCTGAGTATATGCGATTTACTGAAACAGGTAGTGGAATCTTAGGAATTTATAGAGATGTCTATATGGGAGATAGTTTAAAAATACATCTTGGTGCAAGTAATGATTTAGAAATATATCACGATGGAACAAATAGTGTAATTAATAACACTCAAACTGGTGCTTTACAAATATATAACAATGTTGACAATGGTATGATTGAATTGTTAACAGACAATGGAAGTGGTGGAACACAAGTATTTTTAAGAGCAGATGGTGCTAACAATATGGTTAGAATGCCAGTAGATGGTGTAAAACTTACATTAGGTGATGCAAGTGATTTACAATTTTATCATACTTCAAACACTAACTACATAAGAGCAAATACTACAGACCAAGATTTAAACTTTTTAGTAAACGATGGTGGCTCTACAATAACTGCAATGAAAATAGATTCAAGTGAAGTTGCAAGAGTACAATTTCAAAATGATAACCAAGTAGTAGCTATAGGAGCATCTGATGATTTACAATTCTATCACGATGGAAATAACAATGTTATCAATACAACAAAACAAGATGCAGATTTATACTTTGTTGTAAACGATGGTGGCTCTACTATCAATGCTATCCAAATAGATGGAAGTGATGTAGGTAGTGTTTATTTGCCTAACGATAATCAAACATTAGGAATTGGTGCTGGTAATGATTTAAGATTATTCCACGATGGAATAAACTCTTATATGTATAATTATCAAGGAGAACTTCGTATAGGAAATACTGTTGATAATGCAGATACTGTATTTTATGGAGATGATGGTAGTGGTGGTAATACTGCTTACCTAACATTAGATGGTAGTGCTACACAAATTAGCATAGCAAAAAATATGAAATTTGGAGATGGTGTTAAAACATTGTTTGGTGCAGGTGAAGATGTCCAATTATTTCACGATAGCACTTATGGTGGATTTTTATTTAATCAAACAAATCATTTTTTCTTTGACCAAGTAGCAGCAGATAAAGATTGGATTTTTAGAGTTGATGATAGTGATGGTGGTGGCGATTATCAAGAAGTAATGAGAATACAAGGTTCTACAAAAAATGTCGGCATAGGAGTGTCATCACCAAGTGTAGAACTTCATGTAAAAGATGCAAGTTCTCATGCACAATTAAGAATTGAAACTGATAGTGCTTCTCATGGTGCTTATCTTGAATTAGAAGGTTCGGCTAATAAATATCAAATATATAATGTTGGTGGAGATTTAGGAATAGATGAAGCTGGTGTAGCAACAAGATTTATTATTAAAGATAGCACAGGCAATGTCGGTATAGGAACTAACTCACCTGAAGGTAAAGTCCACATTTATCAATCTGATGCAAGTGTAGCACCTGATAGTGATGGAGATGATTTAGTTATTGAAAGTAATGGAGATACTGGTATTAGTATTTTATCAGGTCAAGGTGGAGGAGAAACTGGAACACTCATTTTTGGACACGAAGATGATGCAAATGCTGCAGCACTTCAATATTTACCAGCAGAAAATGTTTTATCACTTAAAACTCAACAAGCCTCCAACACACTAAGAATAGCAACTGCTAACAATGTTGAAGCAATGAGAATAGATGCTTCTCAAAATGTCGGTATAGGAACTACATCACCTGCACGGCCTTTACATACACATGGAACAGCAGGAGATACAAGAACAAAAACATCTACAAGCAATCATGGAACATATTTTGAATCAGGTGTAACATCAGACAGTGCAGGTATTTTATTAGTAGCAGGTCATGCTTCATCTATATTAAATGTTTATTTGCAAGGAAGTGGTGGAGTATCTA